TGTTCAGAATCGCAACGGCAATAGCCGCAACGATCACAACAGTTGCACCCACACCAACGGCAATAGCGATCTTCTTGTTTTTCGACATCTTAGGTTTAGGTGTTTTTTCAGCACCGCCACCTCCAGAGTTTCCACCACCACTTCGATCGTCAGATCGAGCGTTTCGCTTTCCCCACTTCATTCCAGGGACACCGTAGTGGGCCAGGAAATCGTCTACTTCAATTTGTTCAGTCATGTCTTAACCTCCCTACCGCATAACCTCAGTTAGACGTCTTCGTGCAGCTCGTTCGATACTTTTAGTTAACTCAGAGCTATTCACTTGTGATATGAGTTTTTCTGCACCCAAGAGAATTATGGGAGCATCCGCTATTTGTTTAGCGTTGTTATCATCGATCAGAGCGTTATAGCCCATACGTTTGACTTTGTCAATATATGCTTTGGCGACTGCGTCATCCTGACTTACCAACTGCCGAGCAAATGAGCCATATGATTTGAGAACCAGTTCTTCTGCCGAAAGCTTAGCATCTGTATACGAATTCGAAGAATGCTCAGAGATAAACTTTTTGCGAAGACCAGCATCATCATTAACCAAATCAATCAAGATCTGTATTCTTCCCTTTTCGGAAGGAGACTTTACCTGGGTACTAACCTCGATAGCGGAGCTGTACAGCTTGTTAGAGTCACTTCGTTTTCGAACGATTGGGCCGAAGAGACCGGCGTATCTATCAACATCCGCTTTAGTGTATGCGGTGTATACTAGACCCGACATGTCTTCTTTTGGATCAGCCGTAACCCTTTTAAAAACTGTAGTTTTAGGTAGAGTGACGTCCTTGGTGTCCATCGCCGAGAACTTCTGTTTAGATATGGTTCCATAGCCAAAACTCATGGACGACATACTTGAATTAGCCTGGAAGTTCTTCACGCTAATGCGATCGCCACCCTGAGCATTTCGAGTGGCTATGTCCTGATACTTGTATCCACCATAAATGGCGAGACCAACGATGACTACCGCGCCTCCGGCTATGGCATACTTTTGACCCCGAGTGAGTGTTTTACGCTCTTTCGGTTGGGCACCAGTTTGCTCAATTAGCTGATCTGCACGGTTAGAACCTTTAATGTAAAGGTCTTTCATTGGCTTGGTTGTAATACCAAGCTCTGTCATCTCATCGTCAAGCTGCTTTTTTGTTACGGCACTTCCAGAAACAACATTTGGTTTAGCCGAAGATGACCTATTAGACCCAGAGGAATCTCGACCTTTTCTCTTACCCCACTTCATCCCAGGGACACCGTAATGAGCAAGAAAATCATCTGCTAAGTCTGTACTCACTAGGTATCCCTTTCATGATTTGGTAGTTAGAACTTGTACTTCCGCATGATCTCATCGAGAATTGGCGTTGGTACCAGTGGCGTCATTGGATATGGCGAGGGTGCCTTTGGCGAATTTGATGCCGAAGGTTTAGCTGTTGGTTTTTGAGGTGATGGTTTAAATGCCTGTTCGCCCTTCTTGAACTCTGGTCGAGTCACAAGTTTGGACATCGGGATCTTTCCGTTTTTACTCAGTGATACCGCAGCAATACCCGCACCAGCAGCAAGGGCTCCGACCCCAATTGCAATTGCGACTTTCTTACCTTTAGACATCTTGGGCTTGGTGATTTCTTTAGATCCTGAACTGGATCGAGAACCACCGCGCTTTCCCCACTTCATTCCGGGAATACCGTAATGAGTAAGGAAGTCGTCAACGTCGATAGACATAGTTACTCCCGGGTATCCGTAACACTGACGAAAAGATCCAGGACACTAGTTCTTTGTAGGGTCTGTATCTTGTCGTTGATGTCCTGTCGTCCTGTTTCAATTCGATCTCGCTGAGCAAGAAGTTGATTCATAGACATGTTATAGTTTCTATTTAGCTGGTTTTCGCCAATCATCATCTTGATTGGTGCCGCTATGATTTTTTCGCTGCGTGTACCGTTACCAGATAGCTGACGTTTAACCATTGCGATATCACGCTGATTGCGATCATGAGCTGCTCCGGTTACTCGAGTTTTTAGGCTGCCACGTCGCTTACCCCACTTCATACCAAGAACCCCGACGTGCTCTAGAAAGTCGTCAACCTGCTCTGAGTCAATATGGCTCATTTTGTCTTGATTCAACTCATCGCTCTCGTTGATTCTCTGAACAATATAGTCGGATAGGGACTTAGCGTTGATCTCGGAATGACTCACTTCAGAAGGAATATGCAGCCTATGCACACCATCCTTTTGTTTTACAAACCCGAGTTTCTCGTAAAGTGGAGCACCCATCTTGGTTGCGTACAATTCAAGATCGGTAATTCCGTTTTTCTTTGAGTAGTCAATGACGCCTTCTAGAGCGCATCGAGCATAACCATTTGATCGATGCGCTCTTTTTACGCCAATCCACTCTAGTTCAAGCGAAGTAGGAGTGTTCTGATGAAATGATGCTTTACCTACGTTAGACCCTGCTTTGTCCGTGAACTCAAAGTGATGCCAAGTCTCTAACTCTTTTTTATAGCTTTCGTCTTTAGCCGCTAGTTTAAGGTCGTACTTATTTACCTTGTCAACTTTTGTGATTGTAAGACTGGTTCCATTTTTACAGTTTTGAGTAAGAATTACCTCACCCTTGATTGGCTCACTGGTCGAGTCACGACTTTTTCGCTTACCCCACTTCATTCCGAGGACACCGACGTGCTCTAGGAAATCTTCTTCCAGATTAAACTGCTGCGTCACTCGAATGCCTCCTTGTGGGCTTTGTATGCTACGTAACCATCCATCATTGCGGACACGTTATCGATCTTGTCTTCGTTCCTCTTCTTGAGGAGTTTCCGGTTACCGTTAGTGTCTTCCAGAGTGATGGTGTTACCCATAGCAAACTGCATGAGCACCTCATCAAACATAAGCATGCGACGCTCACTCAGAATCTTCAGTTCACCAAGAGGAACGGACTCAGTCCGAGCACCCTGAATAACCTTCTCGATTCCGAAAGGACCATTCTCACCAACCCAACGCTCAACAAACTCTTTAGCATTGTATGGATCATAGCCAAAAGCACGAACATCATACTCCATACGGATAATATGATCATCGAGATCCTGGTAGACTTCCATCATGTCGAGGACTGTGCCCTCGAGAACGATGAGGCTACCCTCCTTGATGAATTCGTCGTACTTCATACGCATAGCCCCAGGGAGCTTCATGAGAGTGAGAGACGTAATATAGCTTCTGGTCTTGATACCAAAGGGGCGAACATACTTCATCTGTCCCTGAGCATCGATGATTTCTTCACGAAGCGGAAAGAGGAAGGTGAATGCACAGAAGTCATCACCCTGCGAAAGGTCAGCACCCATAGAGCAAGGCATCTTACGGAAATTATGCTGACGATGCGGCTCGGTTTCCTCATAGGTGAAGAAGTACGTGTAACCTTCCATCGGGATGCCGAATCGCTTAGCCAGAATATCGTTACGAGAAGCAGGAGCCTGCTCCATCCTTTCGACATCCAGCTGATACGTTTCGTAGGTCACCGTCTTGTCTAGATTCGGTTGAGCCTTAACCCACATACGTGGTTCGGCAACTTCTTCAATGGTGTCCAATTTGTAATGCCAGATGGAGACGTGAGGGTTGTAGTAATCACCCTTCAGGATCTTAGCTAGTTCCATTTTGATCGTGTCACCCGAACCGTTACGAACGGTACCTTCGGAGCTGATCGCAATGATGATCCAGTCATCAAGCTTGGTTGCGCCCTGTTCAATGGCGCCGACAACATCCTCTCGAATGTCACCAGAGAGCCACTCATCCACGGTGGAAACCTTGGGTCGAAGACCCTGAAGTTTGTCCACATTCATTGGGCGGATTTCAAGCTTGGACCCCGTAAGAAAGTTTTCAATACCTTTCTTGGTTGAGGCAAGTTTGACTCGATTAGCACGGGAGCCAGTGGTGTTCTGCAAGGAGCCCTCAGTGAGGAACTTAAACAGGGGGCCACGAGCACGAGTGATAGCTGTCCTGATAGGGGACATCACTTCGTCAGCCTGCTTCATGGTAGGAGCAGTCGTGATCTGATCGGAAGTGGAGGTATCAATATTAAGAAAGTAGGCCTGCAGACAGGAGGCATACATAGACTTAGCTGAACCACGAGCAACGATTAGGTACTGCTTTCGAACCAATCGCTTCTTGATCAGCTTAGTTACGTAACTTCCGCCATGATTGTCAGGCGTGGGTACGTACACACTTCGAGGCTCATAGTAATACCACCCAAAAATCGACTCAGCCCAAAGCTTGAACGTGTCGAGAAGGTGGAGATCTGTGCCATCGGTAAGTGTCAGTTCGTTTTCACAGAACTTGATAAACCCGTTGATGCCATTGGCATCGTAGTAGAAATTCGGATTGGCGATGAGCTCATCGATGCGATTCATCTCCAGAGCAATTTCCTTACATACGGGAATCTCGCCGCGAAGTACTGCGTCACGGAATCGACCGTAATATATGGGTGTCGCTTTGTTGGAGAGGCCCATCGCCAATCCTCCTTTCTATTCTAGAATTACTTTTTCTTCTTGTCTTCTTTGGCGGGACGGTTAGTAACCATCCTAACCTCGTTGCTATCGTAGAGCTTGTAGATTGCTTGCGCAGTCTTAGCAACAGCCAGAATACCCTTGACTGCTTTATGGCCCTTTTCGAACTTTTCCACAGCCTGCTTGGCTTTAGATTTATCCGGAGCGGATTTACCCTCAGTCAAATCTTTATACTGAGTTTCCATCTGCATCCGATTGATTCGCTGTCGAAGCTCAGTGTCAGACATGCGCTTAATATGCTTTGGGCGCAGGTCAGTAACGCCTTTTGCAGGCGGAGGATCCTTAGCTGGATTCTTCGCAAAAGGTGTTGCTTTACTTGTCGAAGAAGACTTCGAAGAAGATCTAGCACTCCGCTTACCCCACTTCATCCCAGGGATGCCATAGTGGGTTAGGGTATGATCGCCGTGATCTGCGATTCGCGCCATCGTACTCCTTCCGTATGCACATTGAGACGCCACTCAATTTCAGTTGCTGAGTTTTTCATGGCGTCTAGGGTGAATGAGTTAGCCGGAGGATCAAAGATCATCCTAACTTTCAGGTACATGTAAGACTTGACAGCCTCAATGGTGTTACCTGCTGTATACTCGCTCCATGTTTTCGTGTTGTCAATAATTGAGAAGCCCGCTTCTGGACCAACCCCAATTTGCTGCAACGTGAAGAACATTGAGTTAATATGCGTGATGATGTCGATGTCGAAAGCGGTGTAATCCCAGTCGAACCCGAGCATCTTCTTTGTTGTATCCAAAATGCTGTCAGGCACTTGGGTTGGCTCGGCCACTTAAGCACCTCCGCTTATGTTAATGGGCGTGAATACAAACTTCACAAGCTCAATCATCGTGACGATGAAGCCTATGAGATATGTGGCAAGAACTCCAAGGATTAGACCGATGACGGCCAGAAGCAGCAGGTACAGGATGAAGTGATCCTCGATTAGCCGCGTATGCATTAGCTGAACCGACGGTTAACTTCAGCCTGTACTGCAGCATAGCTGCCGCCAAGTCGAGCCTTACGAGTAGCGCCAGAACCGTACTCGCCACGGATAACCGCATCGGCAAGGGCACTGATGTTAGGGCCCTGAGCGAAAGCAGGAGCACCAACAAGACGGCGATTGATCTCATTTTGAACAGCGTCGAAGTTTCCGCCAAGACGGGCACGACGATCATCACCATTACCGTACTCACCACGGAGAACGGCATCAGCAAGCTGAGCGATGTTGACTCCCTGAGGAGCTACGCCGCCACCACCAAGACGGCTGTTGATTTCGGCCTGAACCGCAGCATAGTTCTTACCAAGAGACGCTGCACGCTGATCGCCATTGCCATGAGCACCAGCAAGAACCTCGTCAGCAAGCTGAGCGATGGACTTAGGTGCTGAAGCAACAGGACCGACACCGAAGCGACGATTAACCTCAGCCTGAACCGCAGCATAGTTTCCGCCAAGAGAACGCTGACGTGCCTCTCCGGAGCCATGGAGACCAGCAAGTACTTCATCAGCGAGCTGCCAAATGGACTTGCCCTCAACGGAAGGTGTTGCCGGAACAGAGGTGGGTACAGTGGCGCTACCAGTGAAGTGGCCCTGAGCCGTGTTACGGATCAGACCCATTCGAGCCCAGATGAATCCACCGGGGCAAGCGGTCTGTGACCACTGGCGGTGACCCTGGTAGTTGCCCTCAGAAATGCCGCCCCAGTTGTAACGCTTGGCAACATCAGCAAGAAGACGCTGGATAGCATCGAGCGCCTTGTTGGAAATCTGCCAAGAATCTGGGTGGCTGTCATCGCCATGGGCTCGGGCCGAGATGTTCTGAACTTCAATCGTGATCGCCGGAGCATCTGCTTCGAATGATCCTGAAGTCCAGGGACGGTATTCCTCAGGGACCTGACCATAGATCGTCCCATCGGAATAGATGATGTAAGTCGCAGAAGCGGCCTGAGTGGGGTTAAGCAGACGAGCATCGCCGCCAGCAAGCCCCGCCCAGTGGTGCTGCAGAAGTCGGGAAACCGGGCGACCGTTACGGGAAGAGAACTTGTTGTGGTGCGCTACTGTTCCCGAAATAAGGGGTGAAAAAGTCATGACATTCTCCTTAGTGGATTACCAAAGTTTGGTATCCCCAGGACGACGCTCAATTAAAACTTTCGTTAAAAGAGACGCATCACCATAGTGGATAGCATTATGGGTTTTGTGTGTAGTGGATATGAGATACTCAGGATCGAGTATACTTTCGTCGCCATGGATAATATCGTCAGGAGACATCGGATTCATGTGATGAACCGTGATCTGCTCTCCTCTAATTTCATACCCATCGGTGCCCAGATCATTACCAAAGTCTCTCGAGATAACATGATCTCGAACTTGCTTCCACTGTCGTGATGTGTAGAAGCGCTGGTTGTGATAACGCTCATAACCAAACGTGAAATCTCCGACTACGCCCTTAAGCCTTAGGTAATCGTATCGCTCCATGAAGGTGTCAAACCTCCGCAATTCGGAATAGGTTCTAACCCTCATCGTCATCGACCTCTTGGCCGGAATATGCACGCATAGCGCGGATGGCGCCTTCATACAATTCTTCGACGCGAGCGGCAGAGGCCATGCCTTCAACCTTGGCTCGGAGAAGAGCGTTTTCTTCCTCAAGCTTCTTTCGCTCAAGTCGCTCTCGAGGCGTACCCATCTTAAGATAGTGGGTGATTACCTGGGCGGACGCGGAGCCTTCTAGCATTTGCTTCTCAGCCACGTCAAAGGCGAGTGAGATAAGTTGCCTCTCACGGGCTTCTGGAGTCCTAGCGGCAGGCCGTCTAGGCTTATCGGGCTCAGCTGGCTTTCGCGAGATCGCCATTCAGTAATCACCTCCTATTGTTTGTGGTATGTATGATGGGTGTAGCGTTAGTCCTTAAATACGACTCGAGTCTTTCCGCCGTGACCATGAATGATCTCAACGTCCTCGACTGAAGAATACACGGCAGTAGATGCTGTTCCTGTCGCCCAGCGCATAGCTACCGTACCATCAGGAAAAACGATCCCGTTAGCAACAATGCCTGTTCCTGAAATACCTGTTTGATCTTCATCTCGCTGTAAAACAAAAAGTTTAGACATGTGTTACTCCTTAATGGTTAGTGCTTGTTGCCAGTAATCGAGCAGTTTTCAGGCAAAGAGTCAAAAAGTGATGAACAGTCTAAGCAGCGTGACCGACGGTAACCTGCCTGAATTATCTCATCGCCATGGATGCAGAACACTCTTGTGTGCGGACATCTTCGCATGATGCGGTGCTTGAAATATGCAATCATGCTTTAGGCGTACCAGGTATTGGTGCGAACCCAACCATCGCGGCAACCATGAACCCAGTACTCGTAAAAATTACAACCTGACTGGTAACACCAGCGCTCACCATTCATAGCGGTGTAACACTTACTATAGGTAACTGCTTCGGCCTTTTGGGTATCGAATGCAAACGGGGTTGCTGAGATCGCAGAGCCGCTGAGTGCAAGAGCTGCTGCGGCTCCGAGAATGGCAACCTGCTTCTTAAACTTGTTCATTGTGGTCCCCCTAAAATTTGTGTATGAATAACTATGATCGGACACCAGGCCGTCTTCTCGGTGCACTAACACCTTGGGGGAGAAGACTTTCGC